TGACTACGAGATCGCGAGTACTTTTTCGCTAGATGTTTGTGCGTCATTTGCAGACGCGATATATCTAGTCCTGCATCCAATAACCGGTTACGTATTAGTTCCCCAACGCCATGGCTATAGTATGAGCCAATGACTGTATTAGGGAGCATAGTACGCAATGATTTCCAGTTTTTGGGCACTTTTGCCAAACTGAGGGAATCATAAACAGTTGACTTAACTCGTAGACCGCGGTCACGAGCATCATCATAGCTACGTTTAAGTAAGCTATCTTGTCTGAGAATCTTCTCAAACCACTGTTTCTGATCTTTGGTGCCTGACAATATCTTGATTTTGTTATCGAGATAAGCATCCCGATAAGGTACACCAAGATTGGCATGGCGGCTAAACTGGCATAAATTCTCATGTTCCTCCCTTGGAAAAGAGCCCAGTATACTGGAAACAATTTTCCTAGCCCTCTTAAGCACAATTAGTGTTGAAGGGGTAAGTTGTAGTGGACCCGCAATACGCTGTTGATCGGTTAGAAACTTAGCCGAAGCGTTTGCTGAGAGGTCACTATCACTATAGAGGTCGTGTTCGAATTTATAGCGCTTTAAGAACGACCCTATTTGAATCATCCATTTCAAGTGATATGGATCTTCAAAAGTGTACGAAAACGTACGATTATACGCACGAACCGCACCTATGTCACCTTTATTTAAAGCATTATCTAAAGTATGAGATAGTGGTAGGTCATCGCAAGCGCTTCTAGCATCCCTCATCAGACATTGCAGTATATTCTTAACTGCCGTGTCGGTACTGTATGTAGCCATGGTATCCTCCAATGGTAATCCTAGCGTTTAATTACGCTAATGAACCCGTAGACCAGAAAGAATCTGTGTCTGTATCAGTAAGCTGTTGTGCACCGAGTGATCGCAAATTAGCGAGCTCAGTTGACGAAGCTTCCGGATGAATTTCAATCTCAGTTCTCACTAAGTTGAAATGGGTCATACCATCGGCACTAAGAAAGGGGCGGACAGACACAAAAGAATGTTTACCTTTTGTGTACTTGCCATCAGCTTTCAACACCGGGCCTTTGTACTTAACAGTACTATTCGGCAGTGTACGGAAATCAGTCACGGACGAATCAATAAGATGGATACCACCAGGTACCACCATACCGTCTGACGTGAACGTTTTCGACGTTCCGCCCGTGGCACTAACAGTGCCACCTTGTAGATGCGTCATACCGTTTAAGGGCATAACTACCTCCTTGCGTGTCTCCACGCGGTTGGAATTTGCTGCCAAAGCAGCGTGAGGGCATCAATTCTTCTGCTAATAGCAGAAAAATCAATAGTTAGCACCGGAAAATCCGGTACAGGTTGATCTGTGCGTCGCTCCATCCGT